TCACCAGAAACACTCGCGTTACCAGAAACACTCGCGTTACCAGAAACCCACGCGTTACCAGAAACACTCGCGTTACCAGAAACACTCGCGTCACCAGAAACCCACGCGTTACCAAAAACCCTCGCGTTACCAGAAACACTCGCGTCACCAGAAACACTCGCGTCACCAGAAACCCACGCGTTACCCTCTTGACTTAGGTTTGATTCCTTTTCAATCCATCCACCTAATTCATCTTTACTAACATTACCGAAAGCTACTACCGTTTTTATTTGAAAAAGTGTTCGTCCAAATAATTCTTTTTTTACATCAGTTAAAATGTATTTCATTTGTTTTCTTCTTTATAACCTCGTACGATTTTTGAGGCTGATTTTATAAAATGTCTTTATTTTGGATTGGTTATGCTGGCAGGTCTCATGTTTGCCAATTTTATAATAAAGTCTGCCCTTGCTGATTGATATCCTTCGTCGTATATCTCCTGTTCCTGTTCGTCCGTAGCATACCCATAATGTTGCATGTTGTCTGGTCTCATTTTGGATAAGAACAATTCTATGTCTTCCCTCTGCTCGGCGAGTGCCTGGGTGATGAAATCTTTATCTACGATGTAGTGGTCTTCTAAAGTTTCGTGATTACAATATCGACCTGTACATTTGTATTCTTCTATTTCAATCTCCCATTCCTCCTTGTTCGGCTGTGATGGTGTGGTCATACTCTTACTTTCTTATGTAGTAAGACTTCAATCGTGCCAATGCGTCAATAACAAGTCGAACATCTGACTTTGATATGTTCTTCGCCATTCCCTTCATGTTCACGATAAGTGCAGCCAGCCCGTCATCGTCGATGCCTCCTGCTCCCCGTAGTTTCTCCATTGCATCTCCAATTTTTATAAGCGATGCTGCGAGTATTTCAGGTGTCTCGGGGTTTTCCTCGTTCTTGATTACCTTGATGTTGTTTACTCTTTTTGGTATTTTTGATGACATAATTTTTTAGTTAAATGATTAATACTATTCCGTTCCGCCATCGGGGGATGGGGAATGCTTACGATACCACCAGATTCTAGGGTCAGTGATGTGAACCCTATCCGTGTTTACCCATTCGTCATCTTGTTCGTCGTACTCTCCGTTTTTCTTTTCTTCGATTTTGTATCCGTAAATTTCGTAAGGTTTTCCATCTTCCGTTATAAGCGTTATCTCGCCGTCTCCATCGTAACTTTTTATGATTGACGGAACTCCAGCGTGATAAACCTTTTTTCCGACTAACTCGCTTTTCCAATTTTCGATATTCACACTAAGCAGTTCAAAGTGGCATTTCAAATCATAGAGATTTTTCGTGATGAGAGTGAGTGCCATGTCTTCGGTTCTGCAAAACTCCCTATACACGCAATCGCCATTCAATAAAATTCTGACCGTCCCTCCTTTTCGCCATTCTTTCCCACTTAATTCGCTATCTTTCAAATAGGTCTGCGGGTTGTATTCAAACTTCCAAAGCAGGAAGTGTCCGTCAAATTCTATTCCGTCCATCTCGTATCTTCCTTTTTCAGCATTATAAGTTGGTTTCATACGCCTATTCGACTGTCTCTTCGGGGGCTAAGGGTGTTATTTCGACCGTTCTCTTCTCATGGCAAGTGGCACAAATTTCCTTTCGTGCCATCTGCGGATGCAGTTCAAGAACATACTTGCTGTGTTCCTTCTTCCATTGGTGGTTGCCGTCGTTCAGGCAGTCGGCCTTCTCTGCTGAAAAATCCCAGGAGATTGACGGTGTTACCAGAAACATCTTCTCGCAATTGGGACATACTTCCACCTCTGGCTCTTCATTGGTGTTGTAAAATGCACCGTCGTCGTGGCACAAGTCATATTCATGTTCGCAATACGGACATTCTATTTCATTCATAATCCTATTCGCCTTTAACCCTGGCTGGAGGTTCTTGATTGTTAATTGACTTGTTTCTTCTACACTTGGACATACTATTTCTTCTTGACGCAGCTTATCGCAACATCTCCTCCGACCCCCGTTACCTTGTAGCATATTACTTCGGTATTCTCGTCGTATGTCTTTTCATATGTTTCATGATTCGAACTAAGCGTGTCCGTGACATACCAGGTCTTGTGGGTAATTGTCTCTGCGAGTGCCGTACATCCAGCAAAGAGTGCGGCTATTATTGCCAGTATCGTGATCGTTCTAAACAGTTGTTCTTTCATAAATAGTTTTAGTTAATGGTTAATGTTTCGCAACAATTATCTACCCCGCATTTGTAACGTTCTACATATCCTTTATCTGGTGATTTTACGCAGTTATAAGCGGATACGGAGCGTTCAAAAGCGAAGATGATAACAACAAGAATAACGAGTACGATGAGTACCCATTTGAGGGTTTTCATGCGGTTGCGGTATTTCTTGGACTTATAAGATAGACGAGGTTCAAGATCAGGATATAGAAATAGTTGTTTTCGTTTCATTTGATTAATCGGTATTCTTTCCAACTTTTACCTTTTATAAAACGACCCTCTATTTCAAAACCTTTCTGTTGTAATCCCCAAATACGAGCATGATACTGCGTTATTGGTTTCTGCAATCTAAGAAAGCTCATACCATCTACCCACTTAGGTTTTGCGTATTTTAGAATACTTAAAACGATTTCTTCTTGTGTGGGATTTTTTATGTAACCGATTTTTTTTACCATGAATTTTGATTTCTATAATCCTGATTAATTATCGACTTAATTGCGTTTCCAAGTACACCTTTTGATCCTTTTACTGTTGGAAGTAATTTAGAAAAAATTGTTGTATCTGGGATTCTTCGAAGAGGATTTTTTTCAAAAAACTCTTTTTGTAATTTTTTTGCTTTTTCCAATGTTGTTTCGTCCGGATATTTACCTGCGAACTGCATGTAAACCATTTTGAAAAATGCTAGGTATCCACTTTTTTGATCGGGAGTAAGTGTAAAAAATAATTCCCGTTCTTTTCGGTATTCTGCGCCGTAATCAATTACAGCCTTTTTTACAATTTCCTGCTTATCAATCCAAATTCCTTTAATATCTGCTTTCGTTCCACTCCAATTTTCAATCGAAACTTTTTGCGTATCTAGTACATTAGGGTTTTCGTAAAATTCTTTAAGCATCATCCCTTTTGCATTACTTACCAAAATCGGATCTTTCTCGCCCTTGATTATGATTCTTGCCATAGTTAGAAATGTTGAACTTTGTTAGTAATAATTTCGACTTCTTCGTCTTCCCAGCGTCTTTGGTTTAAGTAGGTTGTTGGATGGGGTATAAATTGCCCGTTATCTCGTTTCCATTGTACTGATTGAGCTTGGATACCAATTTTATTCAAAATCTTCTCTAAGAGACCATTTTTTGAGTTTGGGAGGGGTTTAATCTTCTTCCAAGACTTCCATGCACCACCCTTTCCGACTTTTTTAGGATAAGCTTTCCAAAATTCTTCAAATTCACTGGAATAAATATCGTTAATCCCTACGTTAACAATTTTCCATTCACCTTTCGGCATTTCAGGATCAGGTATAACTTCAATATCGTCAAAAATACTATATGATTTATTATTTAGTATTTCTGATTTAGTATTTATAGTACTATCTGAAATTTCAGATAGGCTATTTGAAATTTTCATGTTTTCGGAAGAAGTTTTTTCAATATGGCAATCAGTACATAAAACTTGCAAGTTGTCATCTGTTTCAGTTCCACCTAAATGTAAAGGAATAATGTGATCTATTTCGAATAAAGCATCTTCTGTTCCGCACAAATTACATTTACTACCTAGCATACCAAGTAATCTTGTACGTCTCGTATTGGTCATTTTTTTTCGTCCATAGGTCCTTTCTCTAACGATTGCCGAATCAATTCTTTTTTGCTCTTCGATTATTCCAAGTTCATTAAGCTTTGAATAGAAGAAAGATACTATTTCTTTCGGTATCGACATTTCCTCTTTTGCTCTTGCTATGGCATTTTTTTCTCCCTTGTAAAAGGATTCTATAAATCCAGTTCCAGTAACACAAACATATCCATCTTTGAAAAAAGCCATTTTAGATAGTTCAAGATCTTTTTTGCATTTTTGAATTTGATCAATGTTTAATCCAGAAAAAGTAGAAAGTTGTCGGTCGTTTATTTTATAGAATCTATTTTGTCCTATGTAAGGATTTGTGAGCAAGATGAGGTATAAAAGTTTAGTATCAATGTTCAAAACATATACATCATCACTGTCCCAAATTTCTGTGGAAATAACACGTGTTTTCATGTTTTATTTTTCCTCTAGTCCTCCTCTTACCCGCTTGTAAGAAAGTAAGAGAAAGGCTAAAGGATACAAGCTAGTTTTTAACATCAGGTACAAACCTATACCTTACTAGCTAAGTATATCAATTAATTTTTTTAGTTGCAATCAACCAATCAATATAGTTATCAGGACCTCCTTCCAAAACCTTGATTCTATCGCGCCAGTCTTTATAAACATCAGGATTTAAATATTGGACTTCATAACCTTGATCTATCATCCAATCCATCACTCGTTCGGTAAATCCGTTGTTTAATTCACCCTTGGTACTTCCTGCGAGTATATGAGATTTTCCGTTGATTGATACTATTTCGGGATTAAATTCCATTTTCAACCATTCACGAACTTTTTTATTATCATCAGAATCATGATAATCCATCCCTTCTTGATAATAAGTAATTAATGGAATTAATCCTCCTTCAAACCATCCCCTTTGATTTTTAGTTTCCCATAATTCAATTGAGTAAATTGCATCAGCATGTTTCAGGGTGTGTTCCAAAAATATCTGTCTCGCTTCGGGAGATGGAAATTTCATCCTCCCATTCTCGAATCTCACTCGTGTTTTCATAATTAATTTTTGATGTAAACCAAGAATCTAATTGTTCTTTAGTAATAAATCTTTCTGGCGGTGGAAATGTATTCATAAATAATTTTTACTTACCATGTTTTTTCTTTAAAAACTGATAATATTGTTCGTAATCTATTGCTTTTGAATAAAATTTTCTTTGTGCTTCCGTTGCCCGAGACCACATAATGTAATCACAAAGACTTTTATAATAAACAATATTGTCATGAACTGATTTTGCAAGCGGTAATATTGCAAATTCTTCATTGACTTGTCTGGATGCAAAAATTAAATTGTGATGCAATTCAATCTTTTCATCTTTTGCAGTTTTACCTGTAATGCAACATTGTTGGTAAAACGGATCAGCAAGCATTTTTTTGAGCAATGGTTTTGGAATTGGTCTCATAGTACTTCTTCTTCAAGAACAATATCAATTGGTTCTTCTTCAATAAATTCTTCAAAGAAATCCTCTTTTTCTTTTTCCACAATTCCATAATTTTCTTGAAGTTCTTTATTAATTTTAAGAATTAACTCTGTTTCGTTAATACCATGATTGGTTAATTGACACATTCTACACATTCCATCATGTCCGGGAATATTCATTGGTGTAGGTAATCTTGGTTCAGTGTTTATTATTTTATCTTCCAAAACTTTTCTGTCTCGCAAAAATGATTTCTTTTCTTTTGTAAATCTGTTTGTCTCCACTCGGTAGATACATTCAGCGAGTACTTCATGATAAATAAACTGTTGACCTTTATCAAAAAGGTAAATTTCGCAACGTCTACACTTTCTTGGTTTTGGAACTATTTCACAATGAACAGAAGTATTTCTTTTTGTTTTAAATTCTTCTTGTTTTTTCATATTAGTTGTAAAAAGTGTTAGTTTCGTTGTCCCATTTCTTAAGCGTTTTACAAGCAAGAAATGCTTTATAATCTCGATCAATATTATCCTCGTCTTGATCCAAATACTTCACTTCAAATACTTGGTATTCGGGATATGAAAATTCTTTACTTCCTTTTCTGATTCGATTCTGGTTCTTTTCTTTCATTCTATCCAAATATTCCTGTTCAGTTTCTTTTGCAAGACGAATAATGTATCGACCTTCGTATTTTTTACCACTTTCTTCTTCGTCCGCTTTACAATATGCAGCGGTTTGCATTGAATAAGTATTGTAAATTGAATTTGAAGTTTTAATATCAATTAAACAAAGTTTACCGTTTACTTTCGCTTCAATGTCCATTTTACCAATGAAATCATGTTTTTTTGAATAAACAATTCTTTCAGAAGAAATGAATTTTACTTTATTTTGATTAACCCAATCAAGAAAAGCATTTACTCCAATCTGTGCTTCTCGTTGTGTTGGCATTTCTGGATTTTCTTTGTTAATGTACTTTTCAATCCATCCATGAACTTCATCTCCAATCGTCGCGGCCTTTTCTTTTTTAAGAGTGTGCTGTATTGATGCTTCGTAAAAATCTAACTCGGTTAAATTTTCACCTTGATTAGAAATCAATTTTTCTCGTAAGTAATTAACTGCCAAATCTACTGCCCAAGTCATAAGAGGTGCGCTTTTATCTACAATTCCAATAATTGTAGTAACACCTGTTTTTCGTTTACCATTTACCCAGTACTGATGACTATCAGGAAAAAATTTTACTTTTACCTTTCCGTCATATAAAGATGTTTCAATGAAATTACTTGCCATAATTATTTCTTCTTAGTTTCTAATTGATGCGCTCGGCATAATGGTTTTCCAAACATTTTTCGAGAATATTCGGCAACCTGTTGAGTAATAGGCTCACCACATTCGTGGCATTCTCCCATTACTTCTTCGTGTGATTCATTTGCTTTAGGCTGGTCGGTTGGAGTAATTCCAGTTTCTTGTTTAAACTCATTTTTTCCATAAATATCAGAAGCAATTCCTAAAAGTGAAGCACATTTTTTAAGTGCATCGGTTGTAGCTGATTTCAAATCGTTTCCAAAATCAACCATGCCACTACCATTTTTTAATAACTTTATATCAGCTCGTCCGAATTGAGACTTGGTAATTGAGTGACCTGCATCATCTTTTACCGTAAGCTTTCCTTGAACCCACACTTGCCCACCCTCTTTACCATGCTGTATTACTTCAAAGTCCCAATTCCATCCGAAAGTAAAATTAAGTATTTTTTCTACATAATTACCTGTTACATAAGAGAATACTTGTCCTCCTTTTCCTGGGCGAGTATAAATACAGTTTGCGGGTGTTTTACCAACTAACTTAATGATCTGTCGCTCACTAATCCATGTCTTAGGAATCATGTACTTGCCTCCATCTACAATAGGTGCCTCAATCTGTTTTGTGGTAGGTATTGTTTGATTTTCAACTCGCACAACGATTTCATGAGCTACTTTTTTTGCATTCTTTTTGGTTACTTTTTTTGCCATAAGATTAAATTAAAAATCTTCTAATAATTCCTCGTCTTCTAGATCTTTCATGAAATCAAAGAAGTCTTCTTCTTCAAAACCATACTGTGCATCTTCTTCAAAGTCACTGATGTTCTCTGGTGAAAATTTGCTGTTCATATGCTATACTTTATTTAAGGTTATTAAATCTAAAATAATCAGTAAGGATTGCCCGTACAAACTCGGCCTCATGTTTGTATCCTGCTTTTTTATAACTCTTCTCAACAAGTTTTTTTGTCTTTGGTTCAACTGACCAAAATGTACGTACTAGATTTTCTGTCTTCATAATTTGTCGTTTGGTTAATAATTCGACATGACTAGTATATGCTTACGCTTACGCTTACGCAAGTATATAAAAAATTAAACTGTGGATAACTTAATATGCTATACTATTTAAAAATCTTTCAAAATGAACGAACAAAATCACTACTGCCCATTTTGTGAGCAAGAACAGCATGGAAAAGTTCGAGCATATTTCATTGGAAAATGGAAAGTGTACCAATCTTTTAAGTGTTTTCTGTGTCACAATGTATCTCATTTTTTTACCTTTAAAAAGTTAAGAAATGAAACTAAACACAATTAGCTTTTACTGCCCCATTTGCCAAGAATTTCGCAATGGTTCTATAGTTTCTCAAACTAAAAATGTAACTGTTGTAAGATGTCCTGTGTGCAAAGAAAACTCTACTTGTCATTTGTCATCGAAAGGTGAAGAAATCCAAAACGATCAATCATGATACCAAAATCACTATTCTTCTGCACCACGTGCCAAGAAAATAGGTATGGTGAAGTTGTACAACAGGCTACCAGTTTTGGTAATTCTTTGGTAAGAGTTTGTATATGTGCAACATGTAATAAAACATCTATCGAAAAACTACCAATACAATTTTCAGTCAATAAATACAACAAACATGCTAACCTTTCTGGCAATACTATCAGTAATTCTGGGAGCAATACGCTCTAACAGAAAACCACCTCAACAAAGAGGTGGTTTTTAATATTAAGAATTACTTACCTGCTGGGTGTTATCTGTAGAAACAAGAGTAGTTCCTGGTGGAAGTTCAATACCTTGTGTTACAAAAAACTTTTCAACTGCGTTAAACACAATCGCGTTAATTGCCACTGCAAGAGCTTGATAAGTACCAAAATTATGTCCTGAAACCCATTGTTCTACGTACATAAATCCCGCTCCAAGCATAATCAAAAGAACGTGAACCATATATCGAACAATTTTTTGCTCTGTTGTTTGATTGATCATAGATTTTTATGTTAGTTAATAATTCCTATTGTGCCATACTTTTTACCAAAGTACCAATAGCTCTTGGAATCCAATTACTTGGACCATATGTAGCATATTCTGCACATGAAAAATAATAAAGCACTCTAAGCGTTCCAAAACTTATAATATTGTCATTGGTTGCGTTATTCATCGCATGTAGAGTATTTGGACCAATAACTCCATCAGGTTTCACATTTAATGACTTTTGAAGCATTTGGACTGCTTCTCCAACTCCAGTATTTACCGCCTCATCAAATACATTGAATGCAAGACCTGCTGGCATTGCATCACCTTGAATTTTTTTCCAAAAGTCATTGTAATAAATTAACACTGCTTGGTCTTTTGTAAGGTTTTTAATATCTAAATTAGGGTAAGACCTTTTTGAAATACCAAAGTTCGTTTCACCACCTGGATCTTTTGGGTCTAATGTATACCCACCTTCATAATTTAATGTATTTTGAACAGCCAAATTAAAAGCTTTAGAATAATTTGGATTGTACGCAATTGAATATGTTTGCATATTGCTATTGTAAATATTTTATTGTAAAAAAGCAACCTAATGAAGCACCTAAAACTACTGCAATAATAAGTTTTGGATCGGATACATATTCAATAATATTTAAAGATGCAAGCAAATATCCAAAACCAGTCCACATAGAAGCCACAAAAGCTTTTTTAGAAGTTGTGTAATTTATTGCAAAAGTCCAACAACTATCAAGAAAAGCCGAAATTACAAATACAAGAACAAATTTTAATATTTCAATCATACCACAGATTTAGGATCCGGTATTTTTTTATTACTAAATTTAATACCATGATCCTCTGCTTCTTCAATGTCTTTTAAAAGTTCTACAAAACCTTGTAAATTACAATCAATAGACTCTCCTTTCATTTCTCCTAAATGTTCTTTAAGTTTTTCAATAGCACCGTCAATAGTGTTTGAAACTCCTAAAACTACTCCTAATTCATCATTAGATTTTGGTGGGAAATGACAAATTCCATCTCGTTCACAATAGTGATAAAGTTTTACCCATTTACGAATTTTTTCTGGAACTTTAAGTACACTCCATTCTCCACCCGCAGTATAGTGCATGGTAGCAGCCGCAGAAAATTTATATTTAAACTCTGGTTCAATAACTTCACCATTTGCACCATTCCAAATGACATCAGCAAGATTAGTACATGTTTCCAAAAGCTGTTCACCAGATTGTCCAGGCATTCGCATCGTAGGGTCAATAAAATATGGCACTCCGTCTTTTACTCGAATTTCAGTAGCCATAAAATTACGATATTTAAACTTTTTGAGAAGTGGTGCAAGTTTCTCATTTACCACTTTTACAACTTCTGGAAGTTTATCGTAATCAATAAGAGATGCTAAATAAAGTTCGTTTTTCTTTTCATACCCTTGTGAACATTTTGAAGGAAATTTACCATCAATACACCAAAGATCAGCTCCCGTTTCAACGTCAGTATCAATATGGTCTTGAACAATAAAAACAATTTCATCAGATAAACCTCCAAATTGAATATCAAGGCGATCAAGTTCTGGATCACTATGATCAGAATCAATATGGTGAAATGTCTCCATATTTCCACGATATTTATTAACTTTAATGTATTTGTTTTTAACTGTTTTTAAGTATTCTCGCAATTTATCAACACCTACAATTTTTTCAGAATGTATAGTAGGTAGTCCCAATTCTTCTAAAACGTTTAAAAAGTGGTCTCTAAAGAGTTCTAATTCATCAGCCCCCATATTGCCCCAAATAGCTTTTCCAAGGCTTTTAAGGTGCCTTTGAAGCCCTTCATAGCCAATATCAGGAAATATAAACAAGTCTACTTTTTCCATAAATTTAGGGTCAAAAATGTCTTCCACTCGTTCTACAGTTTTAAGTCCTGTTGCTTTTACACAATCGTCAATAGAATAATACTCTTTTGAGGTTGGTGTGTAATAATAAACTTTCTTAAAAGTTTCACCAAGTTTTTCGGCAAGACAAATAAATGTACCATAATCAACAACGCAAGCTACTACATCGGAAGATGGTTTTAGTGAGTTTTCTACTTTTTCAATAATTGGATCTTCTTGTTTTACATGCAAAAGTTCAATGTTTGGATTTATTTTTTGAATAAATTCAAGTTGTTTTTCAGTGTCATCTATGAAACTTGTAATTCCAAGTTTTTTAATCATTTCTCCTTTCCAAGTACCTACGAGTTTATCTTTGCTTGATTTACCATCTATTTTATCTTGGTCTGGGAAAAAGTAAATTTCGTTATCATGTTTTAAATGTTCACGTACAAAATCCTCGTCTTCTTTAGGGCGTCCAGTTAAGATAATTGTCCCTTTTTCTGGAATAATACCAGCAGTAATTACACCATCAAAATCAGAACCGTTTATTTTCTTTTTTGATAAAATTTCTTGTAGTTTTTTCATATATGTGGTATTCATACAAAATGAATGGAATAATTTTAATCCTTATAGGTTTTTCAATAACTGGATGGTGTATTACTGAGGCTTTTAAAATTTTTTAACTATAAACCAAATAATTTTTTTATACCCTCGTATGCAGTTGCACCTCCTGCTGCAATTCCTCCTACAACAGCAGCCTTTTTAATAAGTCCTGGATCTTTAATATTTTGCAATATTTTATAATTATTAAACCCTTTTAATTCTTTTTCTATTTGTGGCCATTGATCTCCAAATATCTCTTGTGCAATTGTTTTTAGATTGGCATTTAATGCTGGGTCAGCCAATTTCTTTGCAAAAGCTGAAATTTTTGATTCAATTACGTTTCCATTTCTATCAAAAAATCCTTTTGTTGCAGCATTTACTTTGTCTATGTTACTAACAGCATTTTCAAGTGCTGGTCCATATTCTTTAGATGAAGAAGAAATAAGTTTTTTTAATTCATTATTTACAGAACTAACTACTTTATCAGAAAGAGAACCGTCGCCTCGATTAAACTGATCGTAAAGAACTCGCCTTAATTCTGCAATCCCACGAGGAGTATTATTTGTCCATGATTTTATTTTATCAACCATATTTGATACAACTTTTTGTTCATCAGGTGTAAATTTTGTTTTTGTGATTAAGTCCTCTATATTTTTTAATGTTCCTGCACCTGATGACTTTTCTAAGCTACCAACAACTTTTTCCATTGCACTATTTACTGAATTTACAATATCTTGTTCTTTATATGAAATATCATTTGGAAGTTTATCAAAAACAGCATTTAATGCTTGTTGTCCTTTTTGTGAAAAAGAAGTAATAGCTGATTTTATTTTTGACCCTGTATCTGCAAGTGTTCTTTTTCCTGTTTGAAATTCTTGTGCAATTGGATCTGATTTTGCAGCAGCTCTCTGTCCAGCTTCGTCTCCAAATAGTTTTGTAGTTAATGATTTTTCTCCAGTAGCAAGAGGTTTTCCAAAATTGGCAATTGTATCCAATATTTTTCCAGCACCATATTCAACACCCCTTCCTAATACTCCTCCTGCTACTGTACTTGCAATAACACCACCAACACCTTGTTTATTTTGCAATCCTGTAGCAAGTCCCTGAGCTGCTCCATAAGCTGTTCCGCTTTGTACCGCAGCATCAGCAGCAGGAATTTCAGCCGGAGCTCCTTCATTTCCTAAAAGCATTGATCCAGTTAAAGCTAAGTTTGTACCAGTAGAAATAACATCACCAGCAATTTGTTCAGGTGATTTTTTTTGACCAATATCAAAAGCAACAGGTGCAACATTTTGTGCAATTGGTTTTGCATTGTAAGCAACCTCAGAACCTAATGGTGATTCTGCTTGTACAACACCTTTTACAATAGGTTTTTGAAAAAAGTTTGTTATTGAATTTTTTACGTTACCTAGTGTTTTAGAACCTAAAAATGGTTGAACTGTCGGAGTGGTTGGTGTGGTTTGAGCTTTTTTAATTTGAGTTACACCAGGAACATTAATACTAAAAGAATTTTGTGAAGGCAAAGAACCCGATTGATCGGGTGTTTGTGTTCCTTTTTGAACCGGAGCGACACCCGGTACATTTATGCTGAAAGGAGTATTTGCCATAGATTTATTGTGAAGCTTCTATTGTGTAACCTTGATCAAATGCTTGGCTTAACTGATCAGGAGTATAAGTTCCTGGTTGTACTGTATAAACATTTCCATCTGGGTCAACTAAATTAATTGTTTGATTTACAGGGTTATCAGGATTCATTCCTAATTCATCTGTTTTAATATACAACTGTGCATTTTGAGTGGCAATAGAGCTTGCTTGGTTTTGCGCTTCTTTGAGAAGTGTATTCACAATTGAACTAATTTGATCAGATGTTGCTCCTGATGGAAGTACATCAGTTGCAGAAAGTTTATCGGCAACAGTAGTTCCTGATGCATTTTTAATAGAAAGCAAACTAGCCAATTCGTTTTTAATTGTTTCGTTTTGTGCCAAATATTGAGCTACAGAAGGACTACCTGATGCAGATGCAAGGGCATTTACAATTTTGTTAATTGCAGGTGCTGATGTATTTACATCATTATTTTGTATATTCTTTTGCAGTAATTTAATATTACTTCCAATGGTTCCAGTTTGTAAATTAAGGTTGTTTAACAACTTGTTATTGTCTGTAATAAGGCTTAGATTTGCTGCTTGAATATCCGCATTTGGAAGGTCATGTCCAGTTGCTTCTTTGTAATATTGTCCTGATTTATCTGCAATACTATTAATCAATCCGCCACCTTGTCCTCTGGTTGAAATTCCAAGTGATGAAGCTGTCGGAATTTTACCTTGGGTTAAAAATTGTCTCAAGTAATTTGCTGCTGCTCTATCAACACCATCTGCCCCTTGAGGATTAAACCCAGGGACTTTTGCAAGTAATCCATATTGGCTAGTGTCTGTAGTAGTTTGTGAATCAGTTGGTCCAGTGTTTGTATATTTTTGAATTGCATCACCAACAGATAATCCTTGCTTTGCTAAGTTTTGATAGGTTTGGGCAATAGCGTTCAAACCATCTTGAGGTGTTGCAAAGTTAGCAAAATTACCACCGTCAGATGCTGCTTTTCCAATAGTCGCACCTGGCTGATTAGCGAATTTTACATTTCCTGGATTGTTGGTTCCTTGAGGTGTTCCTCCTTCATTTTGAATAGCTGCCTGTACAAGAGCATTTAAATTATTAGGGTCACTAATAAATGTAGCTAGTGAATCACTAGGATTTACATTAATCCCTTGTTTTGACAATATAGAGACATAATTTGGAGTTGCAGAAGAAGCTGTGCCCTGTTGTGCCGTTGGATTTGGAGCACCACCAATCTGTGCCGTAGGAATACCAGTTAATGGATTTACGCCAAAAATTTGATATGTCGTTGGGTCATTTGGATTCCAATTTGCAGCATGGTAAATAACGGCATTTGTGCCGATTTTTTCTTGTGTCCAACTTTGTGGGAGAGTTACACCTAAATCATAAGATTGAACAGATGGCTTTCCGGTAATTGGATCTGTAACAAGTTGATTGTACGTACTTCCTGTAATCCATGTTTGTTGAATATTTTGTGGTGGAATACTTGTTGCAAACATTGCATCAGTAATATTTGGGTCTCCACCTGTTGCTTGAACCAATTTATTGTAACTAACTGGATCTTGAGTTTTAAAAGAACTCCAATCCATGTGATTTTCTGCAAGGGTTTTAATGGATGCAGCTGCTTGAGATTGGTCTGCTGCCGTCAAATTAGCAATATTTTGTGTTTCATTAGTAATTGCTGATGCTCTATTTGCATCTGCATTTGCACGAGCATTTTGTATTGTAGCAGCTTCATTTGGGGTACCTCCTACACCAGGAGTTTCTCCTACTGCATATTTTAAATTATCAGAATAAGCATTTGTAGTTGCAAGCAAAGAAGCCTTTGCTGTATTAATAAGGTCTGTATAAGGATCAGTTTTTGGAGTTGTAGAGTTTTCCGGAGTTGGCTGAGTTAATGTTGGAGATGCAGTTTGTGCCGGTGCAGAAGACGGTGCTACTCGTGGCAATAAGTTTGCGTCAGTAGATGCAGGTTTATTAGCCATATCATAAGCAGCTTTTGTAAGTGGGCCATATTTAGAATCTACTGCGAGAGGAGTAAAACCAGCAGTTCCCTGCAATTTCTGGTTAAGCGAAGTTTGCAGTGATGCAACACTTGGCCCACTTTCGCCATATGCAGGATTTGGATTTGTTGTAGGTGTATAGTGCATAAATTTATACTGAATATGCTATTGCATTACTACTAATTGCTTTTCCTGCTGAGTAAGAATTTCCGGTCGGACCTATTGAAAGTGTTCCATTGGCACCAACTACATATGTTTCACCAGGAATAAGGTTTGATTGGTTTGGATCAACACCACCGATAAGAACAAGAGTTTTACTTCCTGCTAATACTGCACGTTGTGCGTATCCTAGGAAAGAAAGAGTTGATACTCCTGACATTATAAACCCTGTACCCGATAAACCAATCATGTAACTACCAAAGTTAATAAGAATTTGTCCAAAAGTTGTTGAATAAGAAGCTACTCCAGCATTTGTAGAAGAAGAACCTCCTGAATAAATAAATTTGTAACAAGGGCGACTACCTGTATTGTTTGCATCATCTTGATTTGAAAATCCGTAGACATTTCCATTATACACCCAACACTGTGAATAGTAAGTAGGTCCAGAGTTTCCCATAGGAATATTTTGTTGAATAAGGTTTGATACCGTTGTTCCTGAAATTGTTATAAACCAAACTCTGAAACCATACGTGGAAGAATTACTTCCCACACTTGAAAACGCGTAAGTTGTTGGTGTAATTTGCACCATATTTCCAGGCCATGTCATAGAACCACCACCAATAGCAGAAGTAACGATTGTTCCAAATGAAATTACAGTTCCTGAAATACTAAGAACCCGCGCAGCAGCACTAGTCGTCGTATTATCAAAACCTCCTTGAAGAATTACACCTGCTGAAACTTGAGTAAAGTTTGCAAATGATGAATCGGTAAGGAAATAAGTTGAATCTGTTTGTTTTGTGCCAAATGTTGGAACTGTTCCTGAAATTGTACCGACAATATAGTTTGAACGTGATGAACCGTTTGAGAACACCATAATTTTATTTGTGTCTACAAGTACCAAACGAACGTTTGATACCTCGTTAGCGTCTGTATAAGCGGTTACAGGTGTACCTATTGTCATGACTGTTCCAGATACGGTAACACAAATAACATTTACTGCGCCAGAATGAGTATAAGTAACTGCAAATTGTCCTGTTCCTGTTTGAGTAATTACAGGATATGAACTAGAAGTTGTAAGGTTATTATCAAATGATCCAGAAGCAACAATAACTTGAGGTGTTCCTGGTGTAATAGTCATTCCATATTGTACAGAATTACAAATAACTGCCATTAAGTTTGATGTTGAACTATCTAGATATAAAAGTGCAAATTTATTTACATCAATTGGAACTGCTGAAATACCTCCATTGAAATTTGGGATTGAAAGTGTTTTATTACTTCGTAACACTAAATCAACAGAATTTCCAACAATATCAGATACACCCAGTTTTTCTCCAAGGGTTACATCGTTTGCTGCAACCATACTTGTAGTGTTTCCACCAATAAATGAGTCACTTGTGCCAACAATTTCAAGTAATACAAATTGTTCTGAGTTTGTAGATTCTCCGTAAATCGAATCACTCCAATTAAGTACTTTTTGATTGATTGGATAACTAGCAGTTGTTTGTTGGAGTACTCCCAAAGAATTGTATTGTTTTACAACATTTGAACCATTAAATCCATAATAGTTTCCTGCTGAATCTACCAAAAATAGAATTGCTACTCCTCCTGTTGAACCTAGGTTTGTTGTAGATACAAAAGTAAGCGCATTTCCAGCAACACTGTATTTATCTACTTCGTAATCATTTGCCGAATTTCCTGAATTGTAATTGAAAAACAAGCTTTGTCCATCGGAAGTCATTTTTACTCCTGATTGAGTTCCAAATGTAATTCCAGTACACAAAGTACCACCAATGCTTAAATTGGTTGTGTCGTATTCATAAACTCGATAATTTGTACCATCGGTAAGCTGTACATAGAGTAATGTTCCAATTATTGCATATGCAATAAGATCGGTTGCAGTTGCCCAGTCTAATACATAATTTCTAATTTGGATGTTTTGTGTAGAAGATTGAATAAGGAAATTCCCACCATTACTTGCAGTTTGTTTGTTAAATGTAACTGTACCAGAATAAAATCCTTCTGATGGGTTTTCGTAATTATCAAGAGTAAATGTTGCAAAAGATAAAGGTTTTCCTGATCCTCCTTGTGAGGCAATAAGAATTTCTGCAAAAGCTTCTGCTTGTTGCAAAATAATCTGATCTTGAGCGTTTACATATCCAACATCCGGAATTTGAGGAGAATTTGGTGTAAATGTTTGAAGTGCTGCATAAGATAAGATATTTGCAATAGGAGTAACACCGTTTAATATATTTACTAACATTCCAATTGAAACATAATCTGTAATAGTTACAGATGCTCCCAATCGGTGAAGTGAAATAAGTGATGGGTCACTTGTTGTTGGGTTTAAAGGATCACATCCACGTACACTAAAAGTAACAGTATTACCAGAAATAGTACCAATAAAATACTCAGGGTTAGGCTGTCCAATATCAATAGATCCAGATATAAGTCCGGTTAATGCAACACCATTAATCATCGCAGCACTTGCCAACACGCAAGAATTATCACTTGCACCTAATTGTGCAGCAAGTGATGTTGAGAATAACGGTGGAGTTTGTGGGATTTGTAATGTCATATAATTATTATTAATAATAGCATTAATTAACTTGATGGTGAATTAATTTGCAAATCTTCGTAATAAAGCAATCTCATTCTTTTATATCTAATATCCTTATATCCAGCTCTATCAACTGAAACATAACCTATATTTACAGCTTCGAATTGAAGTGAAATATATTCAAATAAATCTGTTTGGATAGGTATATCTAACTCATATCTATTGGCGTATGTAGGTGTAAGAGGACCTGATCCATTTCCTCCACCCACAACATTCGAACCTACCATTCTAGAACCAATTGTAACAGGAGACCCTTGATTTACATAACTGCCACTGCCATCAATAGTATAAAGATACGTATAATTTGAACCATCCAAAGAGTAAGATATTTTTAATTGTTGACCTCTTGAAATAAGACCACTCATATGGATAAACCCAACAGTTTTTAATCCATCCAATTCAAGATTTTGTGGACTAGTATTGTAATAATTATTTATTTTATTTTGATTATCATCAAATCCTGAAAACAATTCAAAAACATTTACTGATTGAGAATCTCCTCCAAGTAGCACACCGTTAAAATCTGCCAAACAATTAACCGTATAATCTAATCTATCCCATTTACCAGAAATAATATTTCTAATAAAAGTAACATCATTAAAAGTATCTACTTGACCATTTGTATAATTCTTAAAACATACAATGTCATAGTCATACCATCTGAAAATACAACATTCATCAAAATTATAACCAGAAAGGTCTAATTGATTAGAAGTAGAAACTGGAACGACTGTTAAATTTGTAGAACCTGGGGGAATAGTAAGTATTGATACTGTTGGTTGAGAAGGAATAGCATTATTTAAGAAAATAATACCTTGTCCAGTAGGAAAAGCCGCTCTAGGAGACGGTATTCCAATTTGTTCAAAATAACTTTGATTACTTGTTGATGGTGCTCCATTTGATCTTTTATTAAAATCGTCAACTGTGGTTTGCCATGATCTAAGAATGTGAAAAGCGTATTCTACCGCGTTAAACGGAAATACTGCTTGAGCTTCCCCGCCTCCATCATCCTGACGGAATGTTATAGCACTACCTGGATCTACTAAATTACCACTAGAATCAACACTAAAATTAGGTGTAAAGTCCAAAATACCACCTTGCGTTGCATTTTCAAGGTAAAATGAGTTAGTAATTAATGTTCCGTTTATTGGTGCAGTATTAAATGTTACAGAATATTGAGCAGTAATATAATTAATGGTACCCGTTCCACCTAAACTTCCTACCAAAACACCATTTTTATTATCAACAAAATATTCAATTCCATCCGTAACAATAAGACCAAAAGGTGTTGTAGGATTTACAAAACTGTCTAATGTTCCAGTAAAAGTTTTTGTAGTACCGTTTCCTACACCTGTATTACTCGCAGTTTTTTGCAACGTAGAAGATGGTGGTTGACCATTATTAAATGATGTAGAAGTAAGTGTAAATGAATTATTTCCGTTTGGGTTTGGATAAATTATTTGTGCCAATGCTGGAGATAAATACGAACCTGATACAGTACTTCCGTAAATATTATATTGGGTTGCACCTGCAACATTTTGAAAATTAAATGTAATTGAAGAAATACCTGTGCCTGAAATAGTAATATTTTCCTCTGGTCCTTGTAAGGTTTCTACTCCTTCTGGGCCAAACATTGTCATGACGAAATAGTAAACACCGTTACCAATAGTACCTCCAGTACTATGTTGTGTCATAGTAAAGATTGGGGTATCAGCAGTCATTCGATTACCAAAATCTTTTAATTCTTGCCTATCTAAATGAGATACATACAAACCAGTTTGGTCTTGAGAGCCTTGGGCTCGACCATATCTATTCATTGCATACATTCTCGAATCATCAATTCTGGTAAAACCAAAATGAAAATTTTGTACTTCTCCATATTGATTGGGATCCAAAGATAAATCATTTCCTTGATCAGAAACATATTCAGGTGCACAAACAGCAATTTTGTAAATAGAAGAATGTGGAGAAGTTACATACACAAAAGCACCTGCTAAGTTTTGGTAAGAAATAATTGAGGTATTTTCACCATTTGCAGCAGATCCTAAAATATCAGTAGTATTTACCTCTTGAGTATCATTTATTGATGCGTTATAAAAGTTAATTTTTTCAGCATATGTGTAAAAGGGAACTTGTTGTCCTGAGTTTGTTACACCAACACCTAAACCAGTCACTGATTTACCAGCAACATTTCTTGTTGTCTGACCAAGTAAAAACTTACCTCTACGGAGTTCGATATGATCTTGATCACGTCCGGTAATCCAATTAAGAGAATCAAAAGTTTCACCTGGTTGCAAAAAACGAATATCTTTAACAGCGGTATTTAAACCGCTCCAAAGTTTTTTCTTTCCATCTCCAATAATGAAGTTGGGAATTGGTTTTGATGATGATTTTTTTGCCATATATTTTTACATTGGTCCCCATCGTTGTCCCCACCAATTAAAGTTTGGTCCGTTACCAATACCTCCAACAACCCCTGGGTATCTATCATTTTTATAATCTACAGCATTATAAGAAGCAATATTAAGTTCCGTGTCCCAATTATCCATTGCCTGATATAAAGCCTGAGCCGCTTTATAGTTATCATCTGCATTTCTTGCTGCTACGTCATCATAACTGGTTCCAAGTCTCCATCGAGCAGCTGCATAGAATGCAAGCATGTTAGCAAATCTTGCCGGAAAATGTTTCCATGTTGTATTCAATTGAATATCTCCGTAATCAGCAATAAAATACATCCAAGCTTTATAGGTTCCTGGGATTATACCGGTAAAATACATATTTCCAGCACCGTAATCTACTGCATATCTTCCATACTGGAATTGATAATCAAGTAATGCTTCAAAAGGTACTTCGGTAATATCGTCAACATCTAAATTTCCATTAAACAAAAGTACTGATCCTTCGTTCATCCATCTGACAAAATCAACATTTTCATTAGTAAGACTATTTTTGGTTGGAAGTGGTATTGGTGTTTGCCAAGTATTAGTACCATCAAGAGTTACCTCATTATTTAATGCAATTAACACTTTCCAAGGTTTCATATTTTCTACAATTTGTCTTTGAATATTTATCAATTGCAAAATATAAGAAGGACTTGGTGCTTGTCCGCCTAAAATAGTAGTTACTAAATTTACTAATTCTTGTCCTGTTGGAGGTGTCATATTCCTAGAAATGATTTAATTGATTGTAATACCGACCCAAAAAAACTTTGACTTGTAATACCTGATTTATCAAAACGACTGAAAATAAATGCACCAAAACCTTGTGTTCCTATTTGATTAACAATACTTCTAGGGAAATAATAGAAACCTTTATCTCCAGCATTTGGTCCCCATGTTTGTTGAGCGACAATATATATTTGATTATTTATTGTCTTTTGACCTACCCACATCATAGCATGCCCTTCTCCTGTAGAATTTGGCATTTGATCAGGAATAATACCATTTGGGACCTCTGTCCATTCTGGGTGCCATACTAATCCTATTAATACACCCTGCCTTTGTTGTTTGTGGATATAAAGTGCTGATCGTATATTATCAAAAAAATCATTAGTACCATCAACGTTAAAAAATGATAGGTCTTTAAATTTACTTGCAAGAGTATCCAATCCTATAGGATAATTAGCCCAATTTGCCAAAAAATCACGTGATTTATCAGATAATGACCCGGAGTACTTATAAGGCGCCAAACTTTCCTGTAATGACCCAAATTTTAACACTGAGAGGCAAGCATCTCGTATGTTAGCACCATATCCAGAGTATTTACCCATTAATTGAAAAATTTTAGCCATTTGATACAAAGGATCAAATGGAATACCCCACATAGCAGTTTGAATCTCTGCTATTGAATATGCAGTACAAAAATCCAATGCAACTTGATTAAGAATTTGAGGACTAATAGCTGGAAATGTTAAGTTTTGACCTATAAAAATAAGATTTGGATTCGAAATTTTATTTAAAAAACAAATATTAGCAACTGATGTTCCAAATTTAACTGCGATTGCCGATAAAGTATCACCTTTTTGTACTGTGTAAACAAAACTATCGTAAATAGTAAAATCTGTTACTGGAAGATTACTCGCTCCAAGCGATCCAAAATTTTCATGATGTGAATAATCACGTGTATCAATTGGTAGTTTTTGTAATCCTTTTCCGTACATATTTTTAAAGTTTATAGTCTTATAAATTAAGCGTATTTATTCTTTTGCTTTTTTCCAACAATTAATCTATCAGAATCTTTTCCTGGAACATTGATTGCTTTACTTTTTAAAGTAATTGTCCCTTTTGGCTTTCGAACAAGTAATATATTTTTTTTCATAATTAATTATCTACATTAATATTGTACTTTTTTTCTATGGTACTAAAACCAGTTTGTACTTCTTGTCTAATAAAACTTTTTACCGCGATAACCGAAAGGGTCACTATGGTTGCTCCACAAAAAACAAGAACTGTTAATGCTGTCCACATGCGGACTTTAGATTTTGAATAATCTTTATCCACAGTTGATATTAATTTAGCAGAACCTTCAATAAGCTTTTTTGCTTCTATAGACCAATCTTCAAGTCGTGTTACCCGTCCATTAGTCTTTTGTGCTTGTGCTTTGGTTTCTTTTCCATCAGCTTTAATTTCAGCCAAAACAGTGTCTTGGCTTTTTAAATGCTCTGCAATGGTATTAAAAGCAGTATCAAGTTCTCGTTTTGAATAAGGTTGATCCATAATTATTAAACAGTCTTTTTCATAAGACTGATAGGAAAACCAATTTCTTGGTTGCCCTACAGTATTACGATGGCAATTGAGCTTCGAGTGTTTGGTCTTTAACAATTCGAGTTTGCAATTTAGCAATTCGAGCTTGTGCTTGTGCAATATCTGATTGGTAATATGACTTTGAAACAACAATCGTTTTCGTGGTAACAACCGACGAAGCGTTTGTATAAGTATCAAATTCAACATCAACACCATTGAGTACTCCTGTTGTTTGATTTGTAAGGGTACCAAGTGTTGTATCAACAGGTTTTCGTACATTTGCCCAAGAGATACCAGAGGCATGAGCAAAGGAAACACCTGCAAACAATACTGAAACAATTACAATAATTGAAAGGTATTTTTTCATAATGATTATGGGCATGTTACTGCCGTTGGAACTAATACTCCGCTAGTAATTTGGATTCGATAACAAGCTCCACCTACCGTATCTTTTAATACAAGACCATAAGCAGCATTATCAACGTAAAGGTCTTTAGTTGATTCTGTGGCATTAATTGAATCATTTACCATTACTTTAGTACCATTTCCTGTTGCACCATTATCACCAATAGATATGTAAGGATTTCCTCCACCTGAAACCATATAAAGTGGGGTTGTTGAACCTGCTTGGAAATTGTATTGAGGACCATAGAAATAAGTACCAGTTGAATCTCCTTCAAGTTGCGCACCGGATCCATGACTACCAAAATCAAAAGCATCCGTACTTGTGTTGTAGTTAAAGTTTGGTGTTGAAGTTACTCCATATCCTGTACCTGTATATATTGGAATTTGAGTTGCAACAGGTGTTCCTGTATCAAACAAACTTGTACTATTAAGTGTTACATTGACACGATTATTTACTGCGTTATTTGAAATAACATTTACTTGTCCTGTTGGTGGAATAAAGTTAATTGTTCCTTGTGATGCAACTGGTGTACCAATATTTTGAATTGCAATAGTTGGTGCATTACCTTGTGGTACCGCACTATTTGCCAAAATAATATAATCTAGGTCCCATTCCACATTTACTCCATTAGTACCACCTGCCATTATTTCACGAAGTTTTTCAGCTTGAGTAATTGATCCAAACGCTGTTACTGGAATAATTGCTTGTTGCCATGTATTTACAATATTTCTTGAAATTCCATAGTTAAACAAACTTAGAGTTGCACCTACGTTTGAACCAGTCGATGTCTGCCAATTTATATTAAGTGACTTATTGGCTGCAATAGGAGATGTAAATCTTACCCATTCAGTAAGAACAGTGTAATTGGATAATGTAATATTTGATGCTCTTGTAAACAAGTCTCCAGTTCTTCCATCACGTAAGTTGTCAATACATGTTGTGCCTTGATAACAACTATTGGTCGCAGCAAAGTTTGTAGAACCAGTAGGAGTTCCTGAAACTGTATAGTTTGTTGGTGTCCAATTTGCAGTTGGATAATCAACATAAATTGGTTCCTGTGTAATTGTAGGCTGTGTTGTTCCGGCTTCAACAATTTCATATTGAACCAAAAGGTCGGTATCTGGAATAACTGGTGCAATAGGATTTGCTGATGGTGTTCCTTGAATAATATTAACAGTTCCTGCTTGATTTACTACAAGTGCATCAATCCGATCATGAGTAGGATCAGGTGTTGCGAATGTAACCGTTGTCGGACTTGCTGTGTAATTTCCATCAAAAAAGAAAGAAAGTGCAGATACATTGTAAACGTATCCAGTACCAGACCAAGAAGCTCCACCCGAAATCAAATATTTTCCTGTTTGCGTAAAGTTAGAACTTACTACCGGATTTTGAGGGTCACTATTATCTACTTGAACATTTGTTCCAGCAACTATTGATTGAACTAATCCTCCATTTATTGTTCCTAAAGGGTTGTAAATGTAAGCAAAAGAATAATTAGCAGAAAAACTTAATGAAATCAAAACTAGAAATACATATTTTAATGTGTTTGTGAGTTTATTCTTCATATTAATTGTATTTGGTAATTACTGCTCCAACATCGACGTTTGCTGTTCCTGTTCCATTAATTACAAACACTCCAATAGCTGATCCAGCGAGACAGCGAATAATTGTTGGTGTGGCACTGTAATCACCTGTGGTTGTTTCACTTGGAATAATATCAACCGCTTTTCCAACATTGTTTTCATCGGTATAAGTTATTTCGTATTTAAGATCTGCACCTCCCGAAATTGAGTTAATATTCATGTAACCCCCAACCTGATAAGTTGTTGTAGTTGCTGGTACAGTAACGTTTGTTACTACAATAGAACCTACTGCAATTCCTTGATTTATGAGATTTACATTTGAAGGTACCGTTGAATCAGGTAAATTCCATCCGAGATTTCCTGAACCATCATTAGTAAGGATTGAGCCTTGTGCTCCTTGCGCTCCTGGCCATCCATAATTTATTCCAGCAATTCTTGTCTGGTTGATTGTATCTTTGAGAGAGAATGTATTACTAAAACTACAATCTGCGCCTTGTCCAAGACACACAGAGTTTGATACTCCGGCACCAACAGAAATTCCTTGACCAATAGCAACAGTTCCAGTACCTTCCGATGTTATAATTCCATTTCCAATATAAACACCATTTACAGTATCTCCTGAACCATCAATGGTACTATCAGAACCAATAAATACGTTTTGATATACCTGATGTGTATTATCTACTGAACCATTCATTGACTGATAACCAACAGCAACGTTTGAATATCCTTCAACAACTCCTGGCATTGCTGCAAAACCAACTGCTGTGTTTCTTGAGTATGCGCCACCAAGACCAGAGTCAGTTCCTAAACTATAAAGTGATTGTCCTCCCAAAGCAGTGTTTGCATAACTACCATCGTATCCAGGGCCTCCTGGTGTTGTGTTACCAAGAGCATAGTAACCGAATGAAGCGTTTCCGTTTGAANAATAACCTTCTGTCCAACCGATAAGTCCTGCTCCTCCTGGTGCATTTTGAAACGTCCAGTTACCTGAGCCATCTGTAGTAAGTACTTGACCTGATGTTCCATCTGTTGTTGGAAAATTAAACGTTGATGTTCCCTGACCAATATGTATACCCGCGTTATTTACATAAATAGAATTAACATTTCCATAAATATCTTGATTTTGAAGTGCTGCAAGATTTTTATTTGGATCAGCATCATTAACCTGAGAAAGAAGTCCACTGTAAGTGTTGTTGTTTCCATCAACAGCTTGTACAAACGCTTGTCCGTTTAAAAGTTCTAAGTTGGTACTAATTTCACCTCCTGTTCCGTTTTGAGTAGAAGCGGTGTACTGATATCCACCTAGTCCATCTGGTTCAGCTAATGTAATTGCTTGATTATTTGACGTGAAATTAATTAGTCCATTTACTGATCCATATGTACCAGAACCTCCAATTGCTGATAAATCAAAATCTCCATTTACAAGAAAATCACCATTATCCATTTTGTAATAAGAACCAGAACCAGGTATTCCTGTAATAGGGAATCCTGGGAAATCAGAACCTGAATAAAGACCCGTTACTCCTGGCTCATTGGTAAGGGTTTTTTTAAGTGTTGTGTTTCCAGTAGAAGGGTCAATGGTATGATCTGCATCAGCACCAAAAGAACCAGAATTGTTATATTGGATTCCTGTAAAAGGAACTGATGGATTACCAGCACCTCCTCCTCCACCTGTTGTAGGATTATAAATATATGCAGATGCTAAACCGGCACCTGTAAGTACAAGTGATCCTAAAATAAAACAAAATAGAATTTTTAAGAAATTGTTGTACTTTTTCATATAGTTATTGTGAAGCTTCTACAGTAACGTTTGATGTACCTGTTTCTGTAATAGCGTTAATTGATCCAATGTATTGATTAAGAAAATTGATTTCGTATGAACCACCATTTGGGTTGATTCGAAGACCTTGGTTTGGAACAGCTGCACTTCCATTCATACTTAAATAAACAGGTTCTGTACCATCGTTAACAATAGCGGCATAAACACGACCTGATGATGCTGGCAACAAATTTACAGAACTAGTTGAAACACTAACACCTGTAGAAATGTTCATTTTGGTAATGTAATTTGAACCCCCTTGTTGTGCACTTGCAGTTGGAGTGTTTGAAAAATTCCAAGCAAAATGAATACCCACAATAAAGAGTGCAATGATAGCAATAATCGAAATTGAAGATAAATTAAAGATTTTTTTCATAGTGTTTATATTGAGGGTTGCTAATAGTTAACGACCCTATTCCGAGGGGTATAAACCCCCCGAGTAGAGTCATTATCGCAATAATACGTAATTAACTGGACCAATAGTAGGAGTTGCAGTAGCACCTGAGACGTTTGAAAGCGTCATTGAGATGGTTCCTGATGTAGCAACCGAAGCTGCTGAAATAACAAATCCGGCAGTTGAAGATCCAACACTAGCATTAGTTGATGTTACAACTACTTTGTCTCCTGCAAGTGCTTTAGGCACTGAACAGGTAACAGATTCACTGTGAGCGGTAGCAATACTTACTTGTCCAAGAACTGAACATTGTCCAAAATCAAGGTTTGTAAGCAAACTATTATCTTTTCCGATTACAATTCCATTGTAATACCAAGTTGGATAATTACTTACGGTAGCATCTCCAAGAGTTGCACTTTTATGAGTAAAACCAAGAATAATGAGAACAATAAGAGCTAACGCGACAATACCAGCGATTACTTTTTGAAGTGTAGTCATGGTGTTGAGTTACCATTTACGGTAACTGATTAGCTATTAAACAAAGGTGTTAACTGGGTTTGTAGTGAACTGTGTAGTATTAATCTGAACGTCAACAAGCATTGGTGACTGATCATTGAATACTTTAATTCCATACGTCATCCATGTAACAAAGTCCCATCCGATACGACCTGAGTTACCTGAACCAGGAGCAGGATTTGACTGAACAATTTCAAGGAGTGGTCCATACTGGAGTACCACTGAAATTGATTTAGTAACCCCAAAGATGCAGTGCTGTTTCTGTTGTGTAGTTGTCCATACGTTTCCGGCAGCTGTCATAGACTGTGAAACTGGAACGTTTCCTTGTCCATTAGACTGAACATTAACAATGGTGTTTGTTGTTCCGTTAACTGATGCAAAGAAGTTTCCTATTCCACCGTTTGATGGATTTCCAAAGAATTTCTTCTGTGTTGTTGTCAATGAACTGTAAACCAATGGATTATAAGTTGAACTTGATGTAAATGGAGCATTAAGTGCTGCAACAATGTTTGCAACTGTTGCAGAAGCTGATCCACCAATCAAGATACTTCCCGCAGCTGATGCTGTGAGAGTTGATACCATTGTGAAGGTAATAACCTGACTTACTGGCGTTCCACCAATCACGTTATTAATTCCATAAAGGAATGAGAAGGTATCACCAGCTGTTGGATTTGTAGCAAGTGAAAGCTGTCCTGTCCAAGCAAGGTTGTTTGAGCAGTACAAGTTAAATCCAAAGTATTTACCAACATAACCAGAAATTGAAACATTATCCCCGAGTTCAGTTGTCTTACCTCCAAGGAATTGGAGCAAGATTGAATAGAACTGCGCAGAAATGATAGCAACTGGCATGTTCTTTGTTCGGTCAAGCTTAAAGTCTCCTGTGAATTGTGCTGATGGATCATAAATCACGTTAGCCAATCGGAGAGCTTGTTCAGCTTGCGCACAAACTGCCATTACGTTTCCTACAGTAAGATTAATTCCGTTTCCAGGTACTCCACCAAGTGCTCCATCATCAACTACTGATCCTGCTCCTTGGAAAGCTGTACCAAGTACATCTGAATCCATTTGCAAAAAAAGTGCGTTCATTGACTGACGAGCGTAATGTTGCTGTTCTGGCTTGTCATACTGCAATTTATCAAGCTTTTTAACATAGAATGAAGAATCTTTAACGTAGTTTACAGTCAAAGTTTCATCAGTATCTGTCCATGCTTGGTTGTTGTATCCACCATCTCCACCCATGTTTTCAACAACAAAGTCTGATCCAAAGGTTCGGTGAAGGACCTGTCCTTTTTCAAGCATGTCTTTGAAAGATTCATCGGCGATGGCTTTATATGCGGGAACTTTCCAATGTACAATTTCGTACATTTCTTCCCATGTCTGTTTAAAATCTAGTGTGTTAGGATTGGGATTCATAATTAGTACTATTTAAATTAAAAATTATAATTCCCATGAAACTGATTAGATTCGATTATTTCCACCCTCTCGAAGAGAATTGCGTTTTGATTCAGCGATTCTCATCTCTTGGTCTCGGCGCATAATGTCAGAGACAGGAGCGTCTTTTGTAAGAGGTTTTGAATCACTTGAACTATTAGAATCTCGGTAGGTCGCACCGCGAGTACGGCTTGTTTCCATACCTCGAACTTTTTTACCACCCACAAGTTCTTCGAATTTATCACGATTTTTATAGAAGATGTAACTAAGATCGTAAGGGTTTAACTTTCTTTTACCATCAATGTCGACGTATTCCACGCCTCCAATTCCTGGTGTATGTGAAAGAGTATACATAAGTTCTGCAACTTTTCGTGAATCTTCTTTACTTAAATTTGGATATTCTTTTCCAAGGTCTTTTTGGAAATCATTCCATTCTGAGTTATAAGATTCAATAAGTTGTTTCTCTGTATTTTTTGATTCAAACTTTTCAAGTTTTTCTTGAAGTGATTGAATAATTGGATCACTCTGACGTTTATTCAACTTTGCCATAATTTTTAACATTTTGGCAGCATTGTCTTTGTCATCAATACCAAGCTCCTTTGCAAGTTCTTCGGCAAGATCTGAATAATCATCATCAGAAACTTGCTCTACTTTATTACCAAGTGCTTTGGTGAGTGCATCCTTTAAAGCCTTATTTTCTTCTTTCAACTTCAATCGTTTTGCTTTTTCCTTATCTAAAAAAGATTTAGGAATTTTTTGGGGCTTATCATCATCGTCTTCCTCATCATCATGGGATTGATCATCATCATCCTCATCTTGGTCGTCAGATTCTTCGTCTTCTACTGGAGGAACGAATTTGAAATCATCTTCATCGTTACCTCTAGTTTCTTCGACTTCTTCTTCCTCTTTAGGTTGAGGTGTGCGATCTTTTATTCTGTCGCCTGGGGGAATTTTCGAAATTTCGTCTTGTGCAAACTTTTCTGCTCGTTCATTTTCAGTCATAATTAAACATTTTTTAGAGTGGCGCATACCACTTCCCGTTATTTATGCTTCGGCTGGGAACCGACAATGATGTCCGAATGACATCGAGTGAGCAATCAAACTTTCGTTTCATTGCTCTACCATGCTATTCGTCTTTTCGATCCAAGATGCACTGAGGAATCTGACGGTTGAAATCAGAAACCTTTTTAACCTCCTCAGCATTTGTTTTTGAATCAGAGTTCTGAACTTTAATGTGAGTGTTTGCTTTCTCAAAGTCATCAGCATACTGTTTGAAATTTTCACCATGAGTTTCACGTGAAAATGTTCTTACAGAATAACCTCCTTTTGCCGTAACATTTCTAATTTTGAAATGAACTGCATTTGTCGGTGATGAATTTACAGAAACTTTTACTTCCTCGTCTTCCACTGATTCATCAGATGAGTCCTGAAATACTTCTGGGAACTGTGCGACAAGTGCCTTACCAGTAAGAGTTGAATTAAATTCAACACCAGCGAGATTCAATTTTTCAATAATTTGTGATTTTGTCATACTTTTATAATTATTTAGCGAATTTCTTTTTATTAGTAAATGCTCTGCCTTTAGGAATTTCTTTGTTTCCTTGTGCAGGTTTCACACGAGGCAACATTTTTTTATTTTTCATAAATTATGCTTCGTATGCTCTACCTTGAGCAATTTGTTTATTGCCTTTTCCGGGTTTAACACGTGCCAACAATTTCTTACTGTCTTTTTTACCTGGTTCAGATTTATATTTCTTTTCGTGTTTAGATTGCATAGATTTTCCTTTTGCCGTTTCCTTAGAACCTTTCATAGCTCCTATGGAGTTCATAATTTTATAAGGAATTTTAGAATCCTTACCATATTGTGCTTTAAGTTTTCGTTCCAAGAATTTAGGCATAAAGTTATTTAGTCTTACCAAGACTTGCAATTACAGTATCTTTTTCGACACCAGCACCTTTTGAAATATATCCCCAATCAGCTGTTCCTTGCTTAGCACTTACAGAAGGATAATCACTTTTACTCTTGACTGGTTTGTATGACTTTGGTTGTTTCATATAATTTAATATAAGCTACTTTTTAATTTACTACAAATAATTTGTGGATAAGTTTTTATTCTAATCCATTTCTTTTTGCAATAGCTATGATTTGCTCATCGAGTTTTTGCAAATCTTCTTCTGAATCTTCACTTACTATATCAATATACCACTTTGCCCATTCCATACAAGCGAAACATGCGGTTCTTTCTGCCTGAGACATAAATTCATCATGAATTACTCGTTCAAATGCAATAGAATATTTTGACATTGCAGATCTAAGTAATTTCTGTGATATTTCATGTTCTCGATAGCTTTCAAGAAGAGGCGTATTGAAATATTTTTTTTCAATTTCTTCAAGCCATTCAATTTCTTCTTTTAAATGATCAGGAAATTGAGAATATCTCAATTTTAAATCATCAATATGTTTTCTAATTTTTGGATTCATAACTATTTATTAATATTTCCTTGTTTTTGCGCCATACTCATAGGAGATGGAGTCGGTGGTTGAGGCTGAGGTTGTGGTTGAGACTGTTGAGGATTTTGCTGGTCTTGAATTTTGTTAATTCCTTGTTTTTTAGCAATTAACATCATGTTTTGACTAATGATAGGCCCCATTGTTGTAATTAAATCTTGGAATTTCTTTTCCTTATCTTTAATTTTTTCCTCATTATCAGTAATAAAGTTCATCATATAATCCAAGTAAGACATATCAGCACCGTGATAGATTGATGGTTCTTTACCGTTCAAAATCTGCTGAATTGCTTTTGAAGCCTGAGCAATTTGTTTTCGAGATGTATAGGATTTTGAACTTAATAGCAACTGAATATCTGCTTCATCAAACTGACCAACGTCTCGATAAATGGTTTCTTTTTCCAAATCAGTAAGGTTTGGATTTTTTGCAACCATATCGATGGCCTTTACTCGACTATCACGCTTCATGTTATCAATGTTTTCTTGTTCAGAACTTGAGGTTACTGAAATTCCAATATCTCCCAAATCTTTAAGTTCAATTCGTTTTAGATCAGCTGTATCAATAAATCCATTCTCTCCAAGGATTCGAACAGAAACCTTTGGAGGCATGTGTTCTTTAAGTCCTTCCAAATAAAGCATTCCTAATCGAGAATAAGCCTCTTTAAACGAATCAGCACGGTATCCGATACGTTTAGCCATTTGTTGCTGTTGTGAAACGACTACAGACGGTTTAGCGTGTTCTGCGGGTGTTCCCATTGAAAGTGGATTAACCCCAACAAAACTTTGAACAATACTAATCGTGAAATTAATCAAATCAACTGTTCCTTTAAGCTCAGCAGTTTGAAATTCGTAAATACCATCAGCTATTTTTCTTACACCGCCTGTATTTACTGGAACAAGAGCATCCATTCGGTATTGAGCTTGATCAAGTTTTCCAACATCCGGGAACATTGCACGGTCATATGCTCGTGCGTTGAAGTTTTTCTTTTCACGATTGGTAAGCTCTTGGTTGTACATCGTGATAATTGCATCAGCAGGATAGTACAAATCATCAGCATAAGATTTTGACCAAAAGTTTTTGTGGTCTTCGTGAGTAGCCCATGATACCCAAGGATAAGCACCAGATGGGCAAATTTCTTTCCAAGGGCAACATCTAAGCCATATGCGGGAACAAGGTTCAAAAAGACAATACCATCGTTCTCCATCTTCGTAAGTAATAATAAACTCGCAAAGGTTATACGTTTTAGATCCTGTTACTGAATTGGTATCAACATCAAGATTTAATGCTTTAAATCGAACCAATCTATCTCCATACGTATTGTTTAAATCTTGTGAAAACTTATCAGAATATGCAAATGTAGATAATTTTTCTACTTGTTTTTGTTCGTAATAAGGAGATTTTAGGTCCGAAATAGTTTTAAAAATACCTTCTTGTCCTGCAAATAAATGGTTTTCTAGTTGTCCGCCTCCATAAGGTTGGCAGTGGAAATCTGAATAGTTTACAACTTCGAGAAAGTTTTCATATTCGGGGTCACTCGTGGCAAAGTTTTTGAGAATACCACGTCCTGAAATAGTCGCGTTATAACGGTCTGTACGCGCTTTATAGTTCCAGTTGGCGTTAGGAGTCAAACTATCTCGTTCCGCTTCCCAATGGGCCTGAATTTTGGGAACTACGAGGTCTTGTGCAGGATTGAGAGAGTTATAACGAATCTGAATCTGGTCATTGAAGTCTGCAAGCAATGTATCAATCATTCCCGAAAATACTGGCAATGGAACGTTGAACATTTGTCGAAATTTCGGAGGAATAGCATTTCGATACATTGCTTCATACATGATCAATGTATTCATTCGAGGTTGTTTATATGTTTGTGAAGCCATCAACAAATCAAAACATATCTGCGTGATATGGTCTTTTTTTGCGTCTCCTTCCAAATTAGGTTTGGTTGGAATAGACATTCCTTTTGCAATTATTTGTTCGTCTGTTAGTTTTGCCATAGGTTTAATGTATTAATTTTCTGGTTTCCACCAAGTTCCCATTCCAGCAGGTTCCCAAGGGTGTGGACTTTGATAATTGTCAAATTCTTCCAATTTATCACCTAAATGTACCCTATCCTTTAACATTCGAGGAGTATTTGATGACATGTTTTGAAGCGGTATGTTACTTTTACTGTAACCTGGAGGTTGCCAAGGAACAGGGGTTATATAATCATCAACTTCGTTTGGAACATTTTTAATTTGCATTCCATATCGGATTGCATCCATTGCATGAGAAAATTCATGTTGTGGTTCATTAATTACTGACCCAGTCTTTTCATCAACTTTCCAACTGTAATTTCTGTACTCTTTGATTATATTAACAGACCTACTAGTAATATAGCAAGCCTTATCTTGTACAAATTGAATACCTTGCATAACAGATCCTTTTCCTTTTGTTGCAGGAATTACAGTAAGTCCATAAGTACGGAGTTCATCGTTTGATTTAGGTTCTGCCGAATCCGGAATAACTGGCCCCGCAGTTTGTGACAATAGAATCTCAGATATTTTTTTGTTACTTAATCCTTTTGTATATGCTATTTCATCAAAAATAAAAGCATTATTCCAATAGTAAATAGCTGCGATTGCTGTTGGATCATTGGTATATCCATAATCAAGTCCATAAGAAATAAGTCTTGCTTCATGTGGAAGTTCATCAATAATTTTCCAATTATTGTAAATTTTATGTTGTAGGTCTCCATCTTCACCAAGGCCGTACACTTTCCACCATCGAGCATTATGTTTATGTGATTCAATTTCTTTAATCGTTATTTCGTCAAGTGCTTCGTTATCGAGATAGTTAAGAGTAATGTAATCATAATCATCTCGAAAAGGTTCAATTTGTTCATGAAACCAGAATTGTTCACTTGGGTTCCAATCCATCCAAATAATTTCACGAGTACGAATAATAAGCTGGTCAACGATTTCCCATGCAAGGTTATTACATTCATTCAAGAACAAACAATCTCGTCGTGGTCCGTGAGCTTTACCATAACTATCCATCGACATAAACTCAAGAACATTCCCTGTTTCAAATGTGTAGGTATGCTTACTGTCATTCCATAGTTTTTCTTCCCAATACCCTCGGTCAATCATGATCGCTTTAAAATCTCGAATTGCTCCAAGATTTAAGTGTGGAAATGATTCAGAAACAACAGTTGATATTTTTGGCCTTTGATATTTAACCTGTGAATAATTAATAAACCAAGTAAGAATTGAAATTGTTTTTGATGCAGATGTTCCACCTTTAACTGCTCGTATTCTTTTTTTTAAACTAAAAATCTTCCTCAACGAGGTAATGTCTTGAAAGTGAAAAGGTGTATTATTTACTATCTGTAGATTCTGCTCCATGAATAGTGTTTATTCCACCATAGATTGGTGTTGGCAAAGGTTTTCCATCTTCGCCAGTTACTTCTGTTCTTGTAGAGTATCCGCGTTTCTTTCCTAATCGCTCTGCGACAAACATTGCCGAGCGTTGTTTGATGGTCAGAAGTTTATCATTTTGTCCGTAAAGAATTTTCTTTACTGGTTTTCCTTTTTCGTTGAGTTCGTCAGTCTCAACATAAATTGGCCCGAACTGTCCGATTACTGGAACAACGGTTTCAAGTTCAATGGTTTCTTCAAGAACTTTCTCTGCTTTTTGAAAGAGACTCATTCTTCTCAGTCTTTCATTAAACCAATCATGATTTGTTATTTGTCTAGCAGTATAGTTTTCATACTTAGCTCTTATGGCAGATTGATATGCGTTACTAAAGGTTTCACTGTTGGGATTAGTGTAGTATCCCCAGAATAGTTCTTGTCTAGGATCGTAGAGGTATTGGTTGGCACCATAAGTGTTGGTTTTGGCACCTTCTCGTTTTTTAGTTGCAATTTTTTTCTTTTTTGCCATAGAGTTTATAGTTAATCGCTACCTAGTACAGCAAAGCTGTTATCGCATAGCTTGGAGTTTCGACATTCCAAGGTGTTCAGCTTTTCTGTACTTGAAAGCCATTATGTTGGGGGGACATGATAGAGGTTGAAACTATCATGTCCACCAAACACAAGGGTTTGGTGGGAGACCTACCTTTAATCCAATGTTTTTTCAGGGTTTTACCCCTAGAACATTATAACATTAAGATGTAGCTCCGTTAAATGGATCAGTCGCAGGTACAACAGCTTCTGCATTAACTGTTTCAGCAGGTGCTTCTGTAACCGCAGGAGTCTCTACTGTTTCAATTTTTGCTTCCTCAGTCTGAGTTGAGGGAATAGCCTCTGATGGAGCTGATGGTGCATTTAATGAGGCAGAAATAAAGTTTTCAAGATAATCAATTTCTGATTCAACTCGTTTTTTGATCTCTTTCAAAGAGTTCAATGTTGTTTCAATTTCAATCATGATTTTGTATGCAAGAGGGATTATATTCTTGCAGTATGAGTAAATAAGGGTTCGAACCTTAATTTTTAGACTTAAAGCTAATGTTTTACCACTTAAACTATTTACTCGATTTCTGGTGATAAGGAATCTTTTTTGGTTTCGAGGGGGTCGAGACTCTTATAAGTCTTACAGATTACTCTTGCTTTCCTACCAATATGCCACCTTATACTTTTTGGATAGAATAGGATTATTCATGGAATCCTCTAAATTCTTTCGAAATTTTAGATCCATCGCCTCATTTTTTAGGCTAGTGTCTTACTCTTGCACCACACCAGAAAAAATTATTTAACCTTTGCTTTAGTGTGTCTTTCTTCTGCAATATATTCTTTTACAAGTATTTCTGTAGCTTCAACGTTTTTAAGTTCTTCTTCGATTGCAGCCTCAGATGTAGTAATGTTTTGCTTTGCACCACCGATAATTTCTTTGCAAGTTTTGATTCGCTTACTATTTTCAGCCTTATCTTCGTAGCTTAGGTTATCTCGTTCTTTTTCAAGCTCTGCAAGTCGTTCTGTTGCTTTTTTAAGTGTTAATTCACCTAGAATCTTGGTTTTTTTGTACTCAACGATTCTTTTTTTGTGATTTCGGATCTGTTCGTTGAGATTAACAATGATTTCTCCAATAGTGAGAACATCTTCTGTAGGGTCTGGGTAAAGTACTACCATTCCTGATTCATTAATGATCAAACCTTTTTCTGATGGAGTATGTTCTGAAACGAACTTGTTAAATGCAACATCTTCATCAATTTTGAAATATTTTACTTTTAGCATGTTTTTATAAATTAATTATTAATTGCTTTCAGTCTAGTCCCGACACAAACCGCTTTTGTGAGTTGATTGTGCGGGGGCTAGACAACACAAAAGCATTATAATTATAACACTTACTAAGTAGATTTAACAAGTGCATAAGTATTAAAGGTTAGAAGTGCCGAGTTATGGGGGCAAGGATTTGACGAGTTGAGGAAGATTGCTCTTTCGAGGTTCTACCCCCAGCTGTTCAATCGTATATCTTCTTTAACTGATAATTCAAATTTGGCTTTAATCATTTCGACCATTGCCATGTACTCTTTGTAGTGCTTTGTATCTATGGAGTGAGTTTTTTTGATTGATTCAATAAATTGTTCCAGGTTTCCTAAAAAACATCCACAAGATATTTGTACTCCTCCATCTTTATGTTTAGTTACGGTTGTAGTTCTATTCGATGAACCGAATTTTGAAAACCAACAAATCTCCGCGTTACCAGAAACACTCGCGTTACCAGAAACCCACGCGTCACCAGAAACACTCGCGTTACCAGAAACACTCGCGTTACCAGAAACCCACGCGTTACCA